GAGTTTACCTATGTGGATGTCAGCAGGGTCAACTACTAATAAATGCCCATCAGTTGAAGGATTACGAAAAATAGTTGGATATTCAGGTTTGAAATCTCGTATGTCCTGAAGGATTAAATCCTGAAGCTCTTTGTAATTTACTTCTTCAGCTTCCTTAAAGTTAGGATTCTTAAAGAATAAAGATGCGTGTTTGTTTTTTATCCATCCGTGTTTTACATCTTTGTCATCTAATCCTAATCCATTTGATTCAAGTTTAATCGCTCTGTAAGAGTTTAAGATTTCAATCTCATCATCTTGCAGCCTGTACCTTGTTTGTTTACTCATTTGTAAAGTTTAGTGAGAAGTTGTAACCTACTTCTAAAGGTTTCATTAAATGTAAACTTAACTAGCAATCCTAAAATGAAAGCAATTATGACAAATAGCCATTTAGTTTTATACTTAGTAATGTATTTGTTTTGGTATTTTACCTTTTGAGCTTCCGCTTTTATGTATTTTGTCTTGTACTTGTATTCAATCTTTGTCTGAAATCTCGTTTTAGGCACGTAGGACGTCTTGTAACGCACTATCGTATCTTTCTGAACAATTACCTTCTCCCAATAAATAGAGTCTCTTAAAACGTAAGGAATTGAGTCAATAGATGAAATAGTAATTGTGTCGCTTGTTTCATCGCATTTGTAACCTTTCTTAATTGCTTTTCTCAAATGGTGATTAAGTGAACACGAACTCAATAACAAAGCAACAATTAGCCACCTCATAAAGATTGAAGCATTTTTATAACTCGTGGACAAGGGTACATATCTGATTTATCCTTACGAACTGAATTGTGTGTGAATATTCCTTTCGTGTTTTTAAAGGCTTCCTTATCAATTCCCCATATCTCTGAACGATAATCTTTAGGAATGTCGTATGTTTCACACAGGTATTCGACTAGCTGACGTAAAGACTCAATCTGAGCATCTGAATACTTGTAGTAATGTTTGAATCCTTTAAATGGTTTGTCAAGCTCTGTTACGTTCTCAGGTTTAACCAATCCTCCGGCATAGTTATAGAACTTATCTCCTTTCTTTTTAAGATACCCCCAATTGCAAACTTCAATCCCTACAGAACATTTATTTAAGTTGACGTACTTTGCTCCGTTTGTAGCGAAGTCTTGATTGTCAATACCTAAATGCCATGCCCAATGCTTAGAAGAAAAACATTGTACTATTAAACCGTCTTCTCCGATTACAAAAGCCGTTCCTATTCGTGTTTCATTAGAGTTCCAATATCTAGAAACTCCTTCTGCGTTACCGTTACCTGCCGTGTGGTGAAGGTAAATCTGTGTCTTAGGTGATTCTTCTTTAAAAAACTGATTGTCTTTTAAACGAACTTGTTTGATTTTGCTGATGTCTAGTTTCATTTTAAATCTTCTAAAGTTTCTTTACTTCTCTTTGCGAACTTAATAAACTTATCCCATACGTTAACTCCGGTAACTGAGTAGTAGCTTTCGTTGATACTTTTTATCTCCGTGTAAACGCAGAAAAACGTAAATGCTTTTGTCATTAATAAATCAATAGAAATGAAATGTGCAAGAATATCAGCTATAACATACTTTTCTAACAGGAATACAAAAACGATTGCTCCACTATATAAAAGTGTCTTAGAAATCGTGTGTGAAAGTCTGCGTGAACGTATGGACTTCCATCCGGATTTTTTAACGCTTCTCCAAATGCCAAAACAAGTATCTAAAATGATTGCTAAAATTGCAACTATTACAAGTGGCTTAACAGGAGTTAAGATTGTAAGCACTGAAAAAACGAATAGTGAAAGTTTAGTTTTCATCCACTAAAAATTGTGGTTCGTATGGAAACTCCTCTGTTACTGAATGTCCCGCAAATGCGTGTTTGGGATTCTTAGGCTCTACTAAATTACTTCCGAAATCGTACGTGTTTTCACTCATCACGTCGTAATGATATCCATCTGCATAAACGGGTGGTGTAACGATTACCATTCCATCCATTACGGGAAGAGTAATCATTATCAATCCTATCTCAACAACCGCTTGAACTCCTTCTCCGTATGCTTCGTGTTTCTGTCCGTTGAATTCTACCTCAACGAGTATTCCTTTTGATTTAAGGTCTGCGGTTGCTTGTTCCTTGTTTTCGTATGTTAGCTTATAAATCATATCGTTGTAAGTTGTGCGAGTTGTGTATTTGTTAGGCGAGTTTTCCAAAGGGCGATTGCGTTCTGTAAAGTAGAACCCGTTGAAGAATAATGAGCATCTAAAAAGTTCATTAATCCACTAACCGAACCGCTTGTATCAATTCCGATTTGCGTTCCGTTAATGTACAAAACGAAGTCATTGTTTTTATATCCAAACCCGATTTTATATCTTCCGATTGGTTGGCTTGGTGCGGTTTCAATTCTCGCTTGTAATGCACCACTTCCGTAATAACCTACCGCAATGATTCCCGATGTTTCACGTTGGATAAAAGCGAACGTATCAAAGTTAGCAACGTCCTTCATAAACCATCCATTGTAATCAGATACCTCGGTGAAATCAACATCCAAGAACATCGTCCCCTCCGTTTGTCCAATCAAGCTACTAATTCCCGTCTTTGAAATAACATCCGCGTTGCGTGTTACACTTGCTGAGGTTGTAGGTATGTATGAAGTAGCGTATGAAGCGAGTTCTAATTGAGCACCCCAAAGGTGAATCGTTTGCCCCGTTGTTCCATTTGAACTATATGCTACATAAGCACCCGCAGTTATTGTTGTTGTCAGTGAACAACGATACCAACCGTTACCCGCGTCTTCGATTGTTGCAGTAACCGAACCCGTTGTAACAATAGTTTGATTAGTTAGATTGTAAACACCTAAATCTCCATTTGAGTAACCTATTCTTGCAGTTGTTGCAGTTCCCGATTTAAAATAACAAGTTGCGGTATATGTTCCGTTTAATGTAATCAATCTATATACATCACCACCCGTTGTAGCACTTGGCGTAATTGTGTCTGCGTTCTGAATTCCGCTTGGTGAAATGGTTGTGTTTGCGGTTATTGATGCGTTGTAAGTAGTCCAATAAGATAAGTTATCGAATTGTTCTGAGTATGCGAGTAGATTAGTCCTCTGCGGTTCTACTAACAAACTTGGACACGTTCCATTTGAGTAGTCAAGTCGTGGAATGTTATTCGCTACGCTTTCGATTAACCCCGCACTATTCACACGAGTTGCAGTTGTTGCTCTAACAACGGACATATCTCCCGAACCATCGGACGGAATAACGGAATATAACGTACCTTCTTTATATCCGTTTGGCGTTACTATTAATGAAGCGGTATCTAATAAACTCATATCTGAGATAAATTTAAAATAATTAATGATAAACAGAAAGTGGATTCTAATACGCCACCCTCAGAATTAACTCTATCTCTTAAATCATATTGTGAATTAAAAGTAGCAGTAGAATAATCAAAAGTGCTTTGAGCAGTATTAACAGAATCTCCCCACCAAGTAGACTCGTAAACTTTTCCCCAACCGATGTTATTTGCCATTTTCTTTTATGTTTAGTTTTGCTAGAAAAACACGAAGTTTCTCAACGTTTGTTTCTTTAGGTTTGTAAGCACCTAGTTTAATTCGTTTTTTCATATATACCAACTCATGTAATTATTCATTGAATCAGGGAAGATATCATTGTTCTTGTTTGAACGATACTCCGGAAACAAGTTCTCGTTGAAACTCATGTAATCAATGAATCTTTGTGTGTAGTTCTGAGCTATGCTACGTTCTTTTTCAAGTAAATAATCTACTTCGTTTTTATCTACGTTCTCAGAGTTCTCTGATGAGTGTTTATAGATTCCTTTGTTTGCGATTGTATAAGCTGCGAAAGGTAAATATTCAACCATACCCCAATGAATAAGCATAGGCTTTACGTAAGTAGTTACTAAAGACTGATAGTTACCTGTAAGAGTTCCTGCAACTATATCCGCTTGTAGTTTTTGAAATAGTTTTGTACCTAAGTAATTCTGAATGTGAATATCTTGAGCGATTTTTACAAATTGAATAAACTTATCTACATCAACGTTTCCGTTTAATGCAGTAAATTTTACGATGTCGTTTCTAGTTATGAATAGAGCTTCAGCCATTAGTTAAATCTTTTATTAGTTGGTAAAAATCCTTGATTTGGCATATCTACAGGACGCATTGCAACCTTTTGCGGATTTCTAACTCGGTAACCTGCTTTTTCTGCTTTGTTTGTACTGATAGTTTTAGCTTTAGGACTTAACGGGTCTATTCCTCTTCCTTCTTCAAATGCTACAAATGTTTGACGCATCCATTTGTGATGACAAGCACCACCGCCTTTGTATAAGAAGATATCATAGGTATCAGCACCTCTTGCACCCCAACCTGCGTTAACTACCTGAGAACTCATTCTTACGATGTCCTCTTTACGATATACTTTATCAGCAGCAACC